ACCAAATAAGGAAGTATCAGCCATGCAAAATGAGTTTAATTATAAATAGGCCTACTATAATAACCAAGATATATCTTGTTCACCATCAGGCGTCTTCATAAGATACGGATTATTTTGCATATTGCCAACATTATAAACAGCAGATTGTCTCTGATTTAGATTACTTATAGCTGATAAATTAGCTCTAGATAAATCCATACCTTGCTGTCTCAACCTTAGTGCTGTATCTCTAACGTATAACCCTGTTGCAAAAGCCATTACTAAGTCATCATTGTAGTTAGTCTGTGCCTGTGCTTTACCGTTCTTCCATATAAAGACTCTCATCTCTTTCAAAAGTCTCTTAGACTTTATAGTTACAGACCTCTCTCTAACATAGTCCATCATCTTAGCAATAACTAAAGGCCTAGTTCTCATAGACATAGTGAAACCGGGAGTCAGGTTTCCTCTCTCCATCTTAGTCATATAACTTTCTACAGTGTCTTGATCTGATTTAGATGAGTAGTAGAAGTTTTGATAGTCTCTCTCGATAATCTGTTCAATAGTAGACCATCCAATATTTGCGTTCTCTACTACTAGCAGTGCGTTGTTGTATTCTGTGGCTACTCCTACTAATAAGTTTCCAAATTCTTTTGGAGGTACCTTACTTTTAAATTCAGCTACTTGAGTTGCTGATTCGATATCAAATATATGAAATGCAGAATAATCCTGTCCATCCCCTCTAGCAACATCGGCAACAACCATATAGCTCTTAGTGTAGTCCGGGTATTCCCATATCCAGTAATCACCGCTTACCCCTCTTTTTTCAGAAGGATCTTGTTGCTGTACTTCTTCATACCAAACTAAATCCTCTGGTTCAAATACTGTATCACCGGATGATAAGAAATCACAATCACACTCTTGAGCTGCCATTCTAGGACCTAAGTCCTTATCCTGCTGATCTCTCCAGTCCTGGTTTCTTTCAGGATGTACCGTCCATGGTAGTTTAATTGGAATAAAACTATTCTCTCCAGTCTCTGCTTTTTCCCAGGTCTGATGGAACCAGTTACCAATTCCGTTGGGTGTTGATAAGGCCATACATTGACCCCCGGTAGCTAGTGTTTGTTGTGCTGCTGCAAAGGTTTCGTCAATATTATCGATAAATGCTGCCTCATCAATTAACAATAACGATACTGCTTCTGAACGTGCAGCATCTGAGTTAGATGATTTAGCTGTAATCCTTGAACCGTTTTTAAGTCTTAAAGATAATTTGTTGTCTTCTACTGCCTTAATCCTTAGCCAGCTAGGAAGCTCTTTGTACATAAACTGTACCTTATTTACTAAGTTACGAGCTGTAGCTTGAGTAGTTGCAAGAGCAAGTACGTTCTTATCTTTATGAAAGATCATTAGCCATAAACTGTAGCCTGCTGCTAGAGTAGAAATACCTAGCTGCCTAGACTTAAGTGTAATAAGGAATTGATGATCTCTAAATAAATGTAATACTTTTCCTTGAAAAGGATAGAGGTTGAATAAGATACGCCCTCTCTGTGGGTGCTGGATATAACAATACTTCTTCATGAAGTACTCAGGATCCTTAGCACACTTAGCGTATTCCTGTATTACTATCTTCTTTACATCCTGTTGACTCATAATGTTATAACTATTCCGATAACAGTACCTACAGTCAATCCTCCTGCCCAGCCTTTGTAGAGATTCCACATACGCTGTCTCCGTAGGGTTTGTTGGTACTTCTTCTGTTTCTCTATCTGGAGATTCTTTTCGTCAATAACACCGTTAAGGTTATTTTTTATATCAATAAGATTGGCAATCTGACCATCCTTAGCAGTCATTGCTTGATTTAGACTTTCTATGTCTCTTAAGTAGCTCTCTAATTCAGATTGACAAAGGTCTCCTTTTTCTAAATCAACGATAATCTCTCTTGCAATCTTTGAAGGAATGCAAACTAAAGTATCTCCGTTATTTGCTATAACGCTCTGTGAAATAGCTGGAAAGCTCAGAAGTAGAAAGCTTACTAAGCTTAGATATTTTACGATTGAATGCATCTCTTTCTTGTTTACGTTTCTCTTCCTCAACACCAATAGCAGCTAAAGCACTGTCGACTTGTAACTGCAACATATCATTCTCTATATCTAATAGAGTAATATGGTTCTCTAAAGAGTCCACTACTGCTTGACTTTTAGCCATATAAGCGTCTAACTCTGCCTTACGTTTATCATGCATGAGAGGAAGTACACCGAAAGCATACATTGCAGCAATTGCTACTGCTACTAGAACCATTAAATTATTTGCCGTAATTTTCATATATATAAATATATGTTAACTAACTTTTAAGTGTACTGATGAAATAGAGCTTTGGGAGCCGGCATAGTTTACAATATCAGTTACAGCGTCTGCTACTTTAGCGGGATCTCCAGTTTCTAAAACCTTTACAACACATAATGCTTGATACTTAGATGAAATCCAATCTGTAGACTTTTCTTTCAGTTCTTCTGCTGTAATGTTAAAATCTCCAAATCTTTTTGCTAGTTCAATAAACTCTTTAACAAAAGCATCTGACAGGTCTACTGCTTTTTTAAGCGCTTCATTCTGTGGTGGTATGTCACCTGCACCATTTTTAGATAAAAGCATCTTCAGTACCCCGCCGCCAATCTTACCTTGAGAAGCTGTTTTACCTTTTAACTCTCCTTGGAAACTTGTTCCATCTGTTGAGAAGGTTCTTAGCTGCATCTTAGCATTAGATTTAAAGTTTACATAAGCATCTTTAGAAGTAGGTGATACGATAGAGGAAGCGTACTCGTCTTTTTCTGATTGTAATTGTCTGGCTCTGACTGTTAATTTGCTTTCAGGTCCTAGCTTTTTTAACGATGCTCCTAGTAGCTTTCTTTCTTCAAACAGCTCTACCATCTGATTGTTTAGCTCAGCGATACTATCGGTCTTGAATTGAATATTCTTTACTGCAGGAGATACAATCCAAATATCAGAAGGATTCCATTTATCGTCTTGAATCTTCCATCCGTTTGCTTTTCTTACTTTTCTCCAGGCTTGGTAAATCCTATCTACAAACTCAGATCCTCTATGGAATTCAAATCCTGTACCGGCATAACCTAATAACATCTTCGCTGTGTTTACGAAAGTACTAGCCCATCCTGGTGAGTTCTGAATAAAGTATGTGATGTCCTCGATAGAGGATGTAGTATCTATATCTTTAGCAATAGACTTTAAATTATCTGGTGTTAGGTCTTTTGATGTAATATCAGATCCTATTTTTTGAGCTAAGGCATTAACTGCACATTGACAAGACTCTTGGATAGCAGTCTGTGCTGCGCCTCCTCCTGATCCTGCGCCTCCTCCAAAGTCAGCAGTCTTCTTTAACTTACTTGTAGTGATTGTATTACCGTCCTTATCTTGTAAGGTAACAGGTCCTTTAGCTGGTGTCCAGTTTTGAAGTTCAGCGACTTTTTCACCTTTAGGATCATAAACAATAAATGTTTCATCTCCTTTATCTAACTCTAAAGCTACGCCGCTCTTAATTTTTTGTATTAAGATATCAACTCTTTCTTCTTTAGTTTTAGAATTTTGCTTACCTAATTCTTTAGGTGTCAAGGGAGTCTCTTTTAGGTCTATACTAAAGACTTCTCTCAAGATCTTGAGGTCGTCTTCGTTAGTGAGGTCCGGGTAACCTTTTTCTGTTCTCCATGACCACTCTTGTATGAGCTTGTCTAGTATATCCATTTTCTATGCTTCTACGCCTGCGAATACATCTTCCTCTCCTCCGCCTGCTGCTGGTTCTTCTGCTCCGGTATCTGCTCCTAAATCGGCGCCTGCTTCTGCTCCGGGGAACTCTCCGTCGCCGCCTCCTTCGGCGCCAAATACATCTTCACCGGATTCTGCATCGGCAAATTGATCGGTAATAGGGCCTGATGCTAGCATGTGAGTAATCTTATCTAGACACTGCTGATATTCTGATACATTATCTAAGAAGTATCTCTTACCTTCCACAGTAGCTTGGAAGCCTTTGCCCATCCACTTTAGTTGAAGATCTTGACCGTTTTTAAACTCTACTTTAAATGTAGAAGGCTTAGGAGACATCCAACCAATCTTCTCTACAAACTCTTCGTAATCGGGAGTAAGTAGATGTACAATAGTCTTCTTTAATGTAGGAAACTTAGCTAAGATTTCAGGTGTTGGATCTGTAACTTCTTCTTCAGACGTTTCTACCTCATCAGCATCAGGAAATTCAGTATCAGGAGTCTCTTCAGCAGGAAGTTCGTCTTCCTCAGCTTCAGAGATTAGACCTTCTGCTAAGAGCTCATAGTAAGCTTCTTCAATAATATCTTTTAACTCTTGCTTAATCATCTTAGTTGTATCTACAGTGATCTTTACCTGTCAGGAAAGGTCTCTTACATTCTGTGCCTTTAACGTGAACTCGACCGCATTTACCGCAGCAAGTTGCTTTTGCTTCTTGTAAGATCTTTTCGTTATATTGTCCGAGGTTGATAGGAAATACCTTGTCAAACTGGTCTTTTACCTTTAGTGTGATTCCGTCGTTGTCTATAACAGTTACATATCCAAATCCTCTTAATCCAATCTTAGTACCTTTCTTAATCTTAGCGAAATCTCCTTTTTTAATCTCTTCAAGATCTACTTCAGGTGGTGCATTGTCGATCTGAGCATCAATTTCGGGTTCTTTGGTTTCAAACTCTAAGTAGTGAGTTGCTTTTGACATGTATTCTCTAGCCATCATTACTTTTTGTTGCCACCAGTTAGGAAAGTCTACTTGATCCTCCATCTGTTCGTAGTGACGAAGTAACTTGTATAACTTAACAGCATACTCTGCAGTATCAAAAGCGTACTGCTTTAACATACCAGGTTCATCGTCGATATGACCTACCGAAAGTGTTTCTTCCATGGTTGGTTTTATATCTCCTTTTTTACGGAAAGATAACGGTGTACCGTTTTTTCTAGCTTGCATGATAACTTTTTTCTGATCTGGAGTAGCGGTTTTTTCAGTACCGTCGGTGGTTGGAACTTCTGTTGTATTTTCGTCTACTCCGTCAGCTGCTGCTTTAATTTTATCGACATGACCTTGAATATAAGAATGTTCTTGAGCTAGTCCCATCATCTCAGCCATATCCATAATTTGATTAGCTACTGCTTCAGCTGCAAATACATCTGCTTCAGTCGCTCCTCTATCTAAGGCCATCTCTTCCATAGCAAATAAAGCATCTTGTAATTTAGCGGCTCTTACTGCTAAGTCCATATCTTCTACCTTGCTTTCGATATCCTGGTAGAGAGTCTTTGCTCCTGGGCACATATGGTAGTGCTTAGTTTGATAATCACCAACTGTAAGTTCTAAGTTAGGGTCTGTTTCGTGCTCTGCTAAAATCTGTTTTACAGCTTCTACGATCATTTGTTTATTAAAAGATATGGCCATGTTATCTTGTTTCTTTATAAATAGAGGTTAATCGTGGTAGTTAATAAACCTACGTAACGCCTTAGCTTTTGTACTGCCTTTATCTTTCATACTGCTAAGTTTCTGTCTAACCTTTGATATTTTAATTTTACCGTCTTCTCCTTTTAAACTAGAATCTCTAGATAAGATTCCTGGATTCATAGCATCATGAGGACCTTCAGTCATCACATATCGATCACCTTCTTTCTTAGCTTCACCGCTCTTCATTAAACTTTTCCACAATGCTGCTGCGTCTGGAGTTTGGTGTGCATCAGAATATAGTGGTCCTAGTTTTTCGTGAGCTAGTCTGTACATCTCTTTTCCGATACCGTACCCTCTATACTCTGGTTTTACGATTACTGAGTCTACTTGGTAGGATCCTTGGTAAGGTTTTAATCTTAGAGCTCCTACTTTATCTTGACCGAATGTAGCTAAGACTACTTTCTTACCTTGAATATCTTTAAGGTCAAAGTTAATCGTCTGCTCTTCTTCGGCAAGTACTTCTTTAATGAGCTCTGTTAATTTTTCTCTAGTCATAGCTGTATAATAGAAACTACAAAAATATTATATTAGGTCTCCTAATCTCCCTGACGCAGTTCTTCTTCGGATATTTGAGGTAGGAAACTT